CCGAAGGCCCCCAGGTGGGGACGTCTCTGTCTAACTTACAAGCAGTGACTAGTTTAACTTCGCTTACTAAGCCAAGGGCTTATAACTGACCATTTCAATACTCATCTAGAAGCTTCATTAGTTCTCTTGAGACTTTGAGGTGTGCTCTAGCACGTAAGGCCGAACCTTTTATGTTGTTGATGGTCTCTAAAGAGGGGAATACCTGAGAAATGGTTTCCACGTGTTTTGACCAGTTACATCGGTGTTCATGTACTGATTTATCTGTCGAATACTGAGTTTGTGCCACTTCTTGGTACAGTTCATCTTTATGCTTTAGGACATCGAGTATTGGGTGTATTAACCCATATTCGCTGCCCTCGTCAACATAATCGGGATAGGACATGTATACTTTGTCCTTGGATCACAATTCTTCCTTAACTTTTGCTTTATTTAGGAAGTCTTGTCCCATAAGTTTAGTAATTTCACGTGTGCCGATTTCTTCGAAAACATACCTCAACTTTTGTCGAGCTTGTTCCATAGAAATAGTGCACCGAGTATGGAAGACCTTGTACCCAAAAGGTACAGGCCCGCCATGCTCGGCTCACCTGGCAACACTAGAAATCTGTAGGGTTAATCACAGTTTACGAGCTGGAGAGAAAGACTTATATCTCCCCACGCCAAAACACTCGAATAACCTACTAAACAAGTATACCGGGTTCCCGTTAAAGTCCCATCCAGGAAACCATGATTTGCTATAAGCATTGTCGATGGCGACGCTCATTAGAGCAACGTCACCACGTGACTGAATCAAAGCTCCCACAGGGAATGGTGATATTTCTACCCCCTTATAGAAGAAACGTTTAGCAAATTCAAATAAGTCTTTTGACTTAAATGTTTTCGCCATGTTTAATTCTATTCGGAAATGATCACACACCATTTTGTACGATTTAAATAAATTATCACCTACTATTAGAGCGTCATCACCAAGGACACAGTATAAAGGTTCTTCGTGAACCAAGTATGCTGCGTACCTTATAATCATGTGATGAGTAATAGCCATCATAGGTCATGAGGAGTAGGCTCCCATAGGTTGACCCTGTGCATAATGCATAGGTCCAACGGGAGTTTGAAACTCATGATCTGTCATGACCCGCTCTCAAGCCTCCCCATATTCCGGCGATCCCATGATGTAACCGAGGATAAGGGCCTGCAATCTTGCAGGCATTCTGTCCGTTGCACTTTTGAGATCTATGGAATAAAAGGTAGCTTGACCACAATAAGGTAACAACCGTTTGAAGTTATTTTGATTAAAGGTACAATCTTCCTTCATTTCCTTCAAGACTTCATTAAGTAAGTCGTGAAGAGGTTTGAGAGCAGCTTGCGATCAGTAATCAAACATAGCGACAATCCGTGTTTTACCTTCCTTGTCCTCTATGGGTTGAAGTCTACGTATAGCTAGCGCACCAAGTCGAGAACTCTTCTTGGTGTAACCTAAAC